CTGGTTAGTTTCTGATGTTGCAGAGTTTTCAGCAACGAAACCTACAGTTCCTTTAGTTGTTAGTCTTGGGATTTTAATGTCACCTTTTAGACCTCTGAAAATAGTAGCTCCAGCTTGTTGAACTACTGATGTGTCTCTAAGTGCATCAATAAAAAGATCTCCTCTGTGAACATCTGGAGTTACATGTCCTCCAGCAGTAGCTGTTCCTTGAGTTAGATCTCTTTTGAATACATCACCAGGTACGAAAAATCCTCTAGCAGTTCTTCCAGATTGTTTTTCAATTTCTTGAGAAACTTCTCTTTCAAAACCAGCTTTAGACCAATCATTTGTTAATGATGCTCTAATACCATTGGCAATAGAGTATCTTCTATTTTCTTTAGCACTTAATCCAACTTCATTTGGATCAGTATCTAAAGGCTTTGAGTTACCGATTTTGTCTAAAACAAGACCTTTAAATTCAGCAACTGAATGTCCATCTCTTACAGATGAATCAGCCAAATCTTGTAAGTTATGTTTCTTACCGATAGCACTGATCTCTCTAATTCTTGTCATCTCAGTTTTTTGAATTTGATCTTTGTTTACAACTGGTTCAGTAACTTCAGTTTTTGCTTTTTCCATAGCATCTCCTTTTACAGTTATAGTTGTTGATTTATTTAAAGATCTGCCAATTCCCACAGTTGTATCTGCTGGAACCGACACCATTGAAATTTCTAAAGGTTTGATTCCAACTCTGAAAAAATCTCGTCCAAGAGATTCATCTTCATCTTCTTCTTCAACTTTAGTCATTTCTTTAATTAGATACCCAACAGAAATATTCTGCCTGATACCTGATTTGACATCTTCAAAGACCTCGTTTGCTAACTGAGATTTTCCGAATCTAGCAATGGCTCTCCCTTTGCCATCAACAATTTCAGCCTTTTCAATGACACCTATTTGAGCTTTTGTATCATGATCTAAAAGCAATGGAGCTCTGCCACTACTAACAAAACTCATATCACTTTTAGTTACATCTATACTCTCAATTCCAAAATCTCTTTCCACTGGTTCATCTGACATAAAAGAAAACTCTGCTGTCCTTTTTTCGTTATCTATTTTTCTTTTATTTAAAAATGCTGACCTAAATAATCTGTTTACATTTTCTGATCTATCTTTTTCTTTATCATCTGGATTTTCTTTTGACTCCACATCCAAAGAATTTTTAGGTTTTTTTTTATCTTTTTTATCATCATCATAATATGATTTTTCTTCATCATCATCAGTTGGTAAAGTTTTTTTCTCATCTTCTACCTCTTTATTTTCATCTTCAATTATTCTATCCATTTCTTCATAATTAGGAGATTTAGAAAATTGTATTGTTATTGAATCTTCATTCTCCTCAATTTTTTGTATGTCTCTTTTTTCTGTTTTTGCCATAGCTTTTTTTTCTTTTTCTGTTTTTTGTGGATGACCTTCTGGCAATAAATCAGTATCATGTTTACCACCCTGAAATCTTCCATTCTTTAAAGCAAAATGCCAGGAATTTAATCTCGCAAAAGCCCACTGTTCTGGAGAGCTAACATTCGGTCTTACTGAACCTGGATTGGTTTTATAAGCACCAATCCCTCTCTCAAAAACTTTTGTTGCTTTTGCAACAGTAGATCTTGGATTCCACTTCTTATTTGAATCCTTAACATCTTCGTTATGTTGGTCAACTTTGTTTTTAATACCTTTAGCAACTGCTCCAGAAACTTGTCTTGATTTTTTACCTTCTAATTTTTTTGTTAGCTCTAAAATAACATCTTTCATACCTTGAACTCCAAGATCTGGGTTTACAGATAACCATTTCATTAATGCGACCACTCCAGCAACATTAGATAAATTAGGTGATAATTTACCACTTACAAATTGAGATCCATCTTTTTCATGTCTAGCTGTCCAGGATTCCCTTTCCTTAATTTTATCTATTACTGTTTCAGTGTAAGTACCATTTTCAATATGATCTTCTAAAATTCTAAAAGATCTATTACCTTCAATGTTACCTCCAGCTCTCCATATTTCTGGTGTTTGTTCTTTTACACTTTGAGCAAATTCTAATGGAAATCTCTCATATTCAGAATTTCTTAAAGATACTTTTTTATCATCACCTTTTTTTGGAAAATCTGTTTGTCTAATAGATCTTGCATTTATTAGGTTTAATTTACCACCCATTCCAGCATGAACTTTACAATAGTAATATAATGTATCAATATTTTGAGGAACTATAATTGATGTAAAATATTCTTTATCATTTTTTATAACACCATCTAAAAATTCAATACCATCATTGTGTGTTCCTCCTGATGTTAAAGAAAATCTAAATGGATGTGTTGGAGCTAAAGACCAATCAAAAATATATGTTTCACCTTTAATTAAATTTAGAGTTGGTTGTCTTTCACCATCAATAAAATATTTATTACCATCATTTATATATTTAAAAGTGACTTTTTTAGTTATCATCTTTTACCTCAGGTGTTACAATATTATTTTCTGATTTTTCTCCATAGGGTTCATAAGCAACTTGAACCTCAAAATTTTGTCTTAAATTTTTCTCAGCTTGTAATTGAGAATATAAATCTTCAGTATCTCTACCATAATTTTGTTGAACATCTTGAACACTTATTAATCCATTTTTTAATAATAATACATTTGCTTGAGCCTCTCTTTGTGGATCTATCCAACTAAAACCTTTACCTACGAATCTAACTCTAGTAAATTTATCAAACTTAGCCATTGGTAAATTTAATTTATTTTTCATAATAGCCATCTCTAACCATTTTAAATAAACTGGCTCTAATAAATGTTGTGCTAAAAATCTTTGCATAAACTTGTAATACTCTCTTGCCTCTAAAACTGATTGTCTTAATGATGAATAGCTCACTCCTTCTAAGTCGTTCGCTAATTCATTATATGGAACATTTAGACCACTCGCTACTTGTCTCAAGATTGTTTTAATAAAAGATTCAAATTGTTGTGTAGGATGGTTTGGATCAAATGTTTTAAAGTCAACTCCACTTGGTAATTGTTCAAATGTTCCTGGCTCTACATTCATCAATCTATTATTTTTATCTGTAGATTCTCCATCTCCTGTATAACCTTCGCCATCAGGTGAAGTAAAGAAACCCATTTTACTAGCTGATACTCTTGATGCTACGAGCTCAGATTCTAAATATCCAGCTAATTGTTTAAGTTGAGTTATTACTGGAGATAAAAATGGAACTCCTCTTGATTGGTATGGTCTTTCCTGGATATATATATGAATAATATTATCTGCTGGTATTCTTTGAGTTTCCCTTCTTGTTGATGCAGAAAAATTATAATCGTATGGATGTTTTGTAAAAACATGATAAGCAACTGGTTTTCTGTTTTTATCCATTTCAACACCCATTCTTATTTCGTTACCATTTCCAAGTGTCTCGTTTTTTTCTTCATTAAGATAATCAATATCAATTACATTAATTGCAAAACCAAAATCATTTTTAGCATTTGGTAAAATCTGTATTAATACTTCTCCATCTATTGCTAAATTTTCTATAACAAGTTTTTGAATATCTAAAAATGTTGATCTGCCATCAGCAGTACAAATTCCTTTTTTACTCCAATCACTAAAGTTTCTTTCTATTTGTGCATTTGCTACAAAATCTGGTGTTTTATCCTGGTCAATTACTTGAGCCTGAAGTTTGATACCCATAGATCCAATAATATTTGTTTTTAATAAATTAACATATCTTTTTACATAAGCATTATTTCTATGTAGATCTCTACATCTATCTCTTAATTTTCTTATTGAAAATCTTATTTCTGAATCTGCACTTTGAGTTGATCCAACAAAATCATTTCTTAATCTATCTATGAGAGCTCCCTCATATCTTCTTTTGTTAAGTTTTTGTTTTTTAAAAAATCTATCGTACCAAGCCATAATTAAAATCTCACCAATACTCTATTTCCAGAGCCTTGTCCTGACTTTGCTCTTTCAATTCTTTTGTCTCTTAAAACTTCTGCTTTATAATGATCTCTCCATTTTAGTAATTCATCAGGTGACATTTTTGTAAGAGATCTGTTATTTATAGAATAATTTGCAACATCACTATCTGCTTTGCCTTCTAATAATGTTTCAATTTTATCTAAAACTATTTGAGCATGACTTCTTTGCTCTGTATTTGAACTTGGTAAATCCGATAAAACTTTTATTGTGCCTTCATCTACTGTAACTCTATCACTCCCAGATTCTACTGTTACAATAAATTTATAATCATCAACTCCAAAACTTGCACTAGCTGATGCAGTAAATGTAAATAAATAATCGTTACCATCTGCTGTTGCTGTAATGGTTATTGTATTTGATTTTGTACCAAGTCCTCTTGCTTGAAATTTAGCAGTAAAAGTTGAGTTGGGATAATCTGTGCCAATATCAGATCTTTTTACTTTTATTGTGTCACCAGCTCTAATTTGTTCTGGAAAATCTGATAAAGGTTCTGTTAATATATTTGCCATTTTTTTTTATTTATCCCATGAATTTATAAAATTATTCCTTACAATTGTTTTTTGCCTTGGTCTAGTTTCATTTTTGTTTTCTTCTTCATTTCTTTGCTTGTTTATATTAAACTCAATAGCCTTAAAATTTGGATTGAGTCCATGAAAACTAGCAAAAGCATAAACAAAGCAATCCAAAGCCTCATTGTGCCTTCTAGTCCTCTCGTAAACTCTTATTGGAGAACCCTGTCTAAACCGAGTAACAACCCTTTCTGAGATCAACTCAGAAAAATATTCTTGATCAAGAGAATTGGAAAACTTGATCAATCCCTCCCTCCTAACTCGGTTGAAAATAACATCTTTTGCAGAATCCACTCCAATTAAAAATAATGGTATTCTAGCAGTATTATTCAAACTTGGTCTTTTTGGAAATATTGCTCTATCGCCACTAACACCTTTTATTGCAAAAAATCTTCTTGTAAATCTTTTTTTACAATAAGCATAAACTGATTGAGTAAAATGTCCTCCACTATCAATACAGGCAGATGCAACTTTAATTCTTTTTCCATCTTTCCTAGTAAATACTTGATTGAGCTGTTTATCTAAACTCATCCAAAGCATATTAGTAGATGGATCACCATTTAAAACTTCATGATGAATTACATGTATTATTTCATTTTTAGTATATCCTAAATAAGTAATATGCAATGATGTGTCCTGGACATCTACTCCAGCAGTTATCAATAAAACATCTTCTGGAACTGTATCTTTATCAAAATCCTCTCTTTTAGATAAAAGCTCATTTTCATCTAAACTATCTCCTTTATCCTCCCAGGTTTCTCCAAGAGATAAATTGACAAATGTTTTTAATTGATCTGGAAATTTTTTAGCCTCTAAGAATGCTGTTGCCATATTGGATAATCTGCTCCAGGATGAATAGAGCTCCGATATATGAAATCCAGCTACACCATTAAACTCTGCTGTAGATTCATAAAAACCCTTTCTAACAGCCTTCCATCTTTTAGGATCATTCCATAAAGAGCCACAATGCTCACAGCAATATTCAGCAGTTTCTGGTTTGTCTTTATCCCATCTGACATTCTTCCATTTCATGATTTGGAATTGACCACAATCTGGACATGGTACTTTAAAAAATCTTTTATCTGATGTTTCAAAAGCATTGTCTATCCTACATGCACCTTTGATAGTTGGAGTAGAAACCATAATAATTTTACTATTCCAAAATGTTTGAGATCTCTTAATAGCCAGGTTTACTGGATCTCCTTCTGATCCAGCAGAATGTGGGTATCTTGAAACTTCATCTAAAAGAATAATTCTTACTGGTCTTGAGGATAATGAGCTGGAGCTGTTGGCTCCACAAATTGTTAAGTGACCACCATTAAATCTTTTGTGTAATATTGCATTGTCACCATCTTTAGATTTTGGATCTCCAAATAAATTCATTAATATTGGATTGTCTCTAATCATTGGAGCTATTCTGTCTTTTGATAATGCCTGAGCCATTTGTAAAGTTGGCATCACATACAATATCGGTGATGGTTCATGAGCAATATAATATAACAAAATATTTAGTAATATTTCAGTTTTACCTATTTGAGATGAGCACTTTAAAACTACTTGTTTTACTGTTGGATCATTAACTGCATCCATCATCTCTTTTTGATACCATGCTCTTTCAACATAATATTTACCTGGTTCTGAACTTGCCTCAGCAGATAGGTATCTATACTTGTTTGCGAACTGGCTTATATTCAATGGCTCTGATGGTTGGAACTCCTTCATTGCCTTTAGACTTAGCATCTGTAGTTGGTTTGTTATCTTCAACTGGTTCAATGTCCTCTCCTTTACTTAATTCTGATAAAGCCTCATTAATACTTTTATCTAAAATGTTTTTACATACATTTATGTCATTCTCTGTTGCCATTATTGGAGCTAGTTTAGTTGGAATAGATAACAGTTTTGTTTTACATGCTAAAACTAGATTTGCCCATTGTCTTTGAATATCTTTTACAGGAACTATACTACCTTTTTCTTTTTCTAATTCCAATTCAACTAATTCTGCCTCAGCCTGGAGTTTCTTTTTTTTTAATTCATCAATAGGAATTACTTTACTA